TTTATTTTTCAAATTTGAAATCTCATTTTCATTTTCATTTTGGTTTCGAAGCCTGATTGAACAGGTCCCCTATCTCTCCATGAGCGTGCAGGTGTACATGCTGGTGGAGCTGTTCTGGTGCCTTATTCTTCTCTAGGGCCATGTACTTATCCAGAGTTACGCCCAAGGTCAGCACGGCGTCTTTAGGGGCCATCTCTGGCAGGGTATCTTCTACCCTCTTCATTGCTCCGTCGATCAGGGTCTGCATCCTACCCTTCAGGTTTGCCGAGAAATATGAATTTCGAAATTGAGAATCGTAATCCAAAAAGTATTGCCTTACCTCGTTGACTGTATTGTACGAGACACCCACTTTGTCTGCGATATACGGGCTACCATGCCCTTGGCAGTACAGTTCTAGGATCTCCTTACGCTGTTCCTCGGATACCCCAGCAAACAAGCCCTTACCGTTGATCTTCTCGATCTGTACACCCATGACATGATCCTCGATCTTGACATTGGCTAACCCGGCAAGCTGCCTTGCACGGGTCTCGGCTGACTTATACTGACGCTTCTTTTTCTTTGGCTTTTGCATCGAGTCTTCTCTGTTTACGCCTGAAGTATCTTTCGCGGGATTCAATCTCGCCACAAGGCTGGCAAAACTTCTGGATGGTTACGTTCTTTTCGTAATCAATACCACATTTCACACAGACTGCCGCAATCTTTCTGTAGCTAAACCCTTTACGCTCCCCGATATCCTCGGGAAACACAACGATGTTACGCCTAAGTGCATCTAGCACAATACGATTGGCTTGCCGATAGAAATCTTCCGTTAAAGGTTGCGCAGACATTGGAAGGAAATGCTTTGAATGATCCTCTCTGCCTTCTTAGTTGCTGACTGCCTTGAGTAGCCAAACTCCATAATCTCTTCTATAAATGCCTTGCGGTGTTTGTTTAAGAAGAATGCTGTGACATCTAAGTCATAGAAGTCCAGCTCGAGAATTGGATTCTTTTTGATTTTCTTTAATGTATTCGATTCCATGTTGTTCTAGTAGTTTGTAGAGGTGTTGTGCCTCGGTCTTCCATGTTGTTCTTTTTTCTTTGATTGGCAAGCCTGCGATTTGACGCAACTTGTTCATCGTACCAGCACCAATGCCGCGCACATTGCCCGGTGTCGTGAACGACCAGCGCAAGTCCTGCATGTTGCTAATGTTAAGCAGTTCGATGTACCGCGCCATCTTGAAGTCGAGGGGCGCAATCCCGCACCGAGCTTCAACTCGGCGTATCCATAGTGTCCGTCTATTTTTGAAAGCTCCCATAAAGACACGCATTCATTTCGTGTTTAATTCTGTGTGCAATTCTGTGTGCAATTGCAGCACTTGGAAAAGTAACGGATCTCTGCAATCCGCAACTTAAAGCCTGCGTAAGCAAGCAACGGGAACAAGATGGCAATGATGATGTACTTCGTTTTGTCAGTCATTTCTGTTCCTCCTCCCATTTGCCTAGTGTACGCAGAAACGCCTCTGCGCGTTGCCGGGCTGTAGTTGTAATATGAGTGAATCCACCAGTTGCATACCATGTGTATTTGTCTAACTCAAATAGAACCCTAAGCAGCACAGTTGGATAGTCCATCCTGCAACTAACACTTAATGTTGCCTCCGCCTCATGCATGGCGTTGAGGTTGGTGCAGTAGTTTGGGATCTGCTTGAGAGGTGTCCTATTGCCGTGCTTATCGCGCAACATTCCAGTTGCCCTGCGCCGAAACTCCTCTGGAGCTACTGATTCAGTGATGTCCTCCCAACCGCACACCTCCGCAATCGCTGCGTTGATTTGTTCGTCGGTCATTTTAGTTGTTCTAGTATGTTTTTTATTTGATCGTTCATCGTTGAAAGCGAGTCTTTTACCTCTCCCTTCCAGTTGTTTATGCGCCCACAGTAAACTTGACATTGTGCGTAACTCGCCAAATATCGCTCCAGTCTAAGTAGCGTGTCAGTTAACTGATGCACCTTGTCGCGTATTGACTTCTCGTCACTCATTTCCCCTCCTTTGCTGCTTCTATGAGTTTATCTGCCTGCTCGATCCACCAGCCGTCATCGCAAGCATCTTCGGATTTATAGTCTGAGTTTGCCAACCATGCCGCTTTAAACATAGCTGCAATCTCTAGCCTAGATGGCTCTGGGCGTTTCCGCTCAAGCAGCATTGCCTGTGCGCTGTTCTCCAGCCTTGCATCGTGCAGGGCTTGCTTGAGTTGCTCCACTTCAGCGCGAGCCTTGTCACGCTCTTCTACAACATCCTCATAATGACGATGCAAGTACTCTACTGTGCCTTCAAGTTCTTTGATTGCAAGAATATCGTCTTTTGATCTCATATTAAGCCTGCTCCGCTTGGAAGGTTTTGTAGATCTGGGACAGAACCATATCTGCATCCAGTAGGGCTGCTCGATCTCCGGGGAACGAGGACATATCGTCTGGGGTACGGTTGCGTACCCGTTGCGCCAGTTTCTCGATGCACTCCTGTGACTTCGAGGTTAAGTGCCTGTACACGATTAAGGTGGATCGCAGATCCGCGATTACCTGCGCTTGTCTGTTGTGCGCTTCAACATACTGATTGATTTGGGTTTCCATATATTTGATTTCGTTTGTTAGTTTACCGACAGTTTCACCTATATCGATCTGTTGTTGCAGTCGCAAGGTTTTTATTTGCTCCATCAGGTTATCGATGACTTGTGCGCTCATTTTGGTAGAGAGAAGAACTTTGCGTGCCTGCCTGAAAAGCCTAGCTTGGTGCTTACGCCCGATGGGCCTGAGCGTTGGATAGGGATGCTAATCTCGCGCTCTCCAGCATCTTCTGTGAGCTTGACGATCACAACCGCAGTCGCGTCTTGTCCGATTGCCCGGCTCTCGCGTGCCCTGCCCTGCTCGTTGAGTTGCGTAATGGCAAACACCACGCACCCAAGTTCAAGGCCCAGCAAACGCAACCTGCGGCTAACCTCGGCCACCTCACGCTCACGGGTGATATCCTTGTGACTTGTCAGGTCACAGCGCACTAGCTGGATGTAATCGATAAACAAGATCTTCAGTCCGTCCTTTGACTTACCCATCGCTCGCGCTGCTGCCACTATGGACGCAATGTCGTGCAGATCATCACGGATCACAATCGGCACCTTGTTGAGTGCGTTCATAGCCTTGAACACACCCTTCATCTCGCCCTCGCTTTTAACGCCCTCTGCCAGAGAGCGCAAAGATACCTCGCCTAAGTTGGCTACAAGTCTATCAATGATCTGCTGGGCAGACATCTCCAGACTGACTATCATTATTCCTTTTTTCATTTTTTAGTTTATCGTTTTCCATTTCCGGGTCTTGCTGATGTGTTTGACTTCTGTCCATCGTACTTGACCACTTTAAGATCCACTTGGATCACATCACTTGACTGGTTCTGTGGCAGCTTCTCGATCTCTTCAAGATGCTTGTATGCTTCTTCCTTGGTTCCACGGAAGACAACGTCATTGGTAATCTTCGGCCTTGGCAGCTTCACATCTGCAATGACAGTCGTCTTGCGGAAGACAATGTAGTCTAGTCCCATGAGCGTTTACTGATCGTCCTGATGGTTGGAAGTCCGGGCCACACATCCTGCTCTATGCAATGCTTCAAGCCTGCAACAGCAAGGTCTAGCTTCACATTTGCGCTATCTAGAACCTCTTGTTCTGGCTTAACCCACTGAGCCAAGAACGGCTCTTCGGTGTCTACCACAAGAAAGTAGAAGTCCACTTCATCAAGGTCGTGAATCTGCTTTAGCCCATAAGCGTACCATGCTGCCTGCCTGTCGTACTTAAGGCTAAAGAACTTGCTATCAAAGCGCATGATGTCGCTTGTGGTCTTTAGATCCACAATTGCTGGCTTGCCCTTGATCTCGGTAATAACATCTGGCCTGCCCTTGCACTGCATGCCGCCTCTTTCCCAGAACATACTGCCTTCGATGATCTTCTTTGCAGAGATCATGTTAAGCAGTGGCTCGCAGGCTTTGACTGCACCTTCAATGCGAGCGGCTTCCTCGGCGTTGACGACGATCTTACCTTGATTGTCGTAGCAAAAGGCTTCCCACTCGGCCTTTCCGGCGTTAGTGCGACGATTGATCTCTGGTGCCTGCACATAGTCCACGCGCCCCTCAAGAGCAAGTGAGTGAATGCAAGTGCCAAGTTCCATCTCCTTTGATGGCTTCCACTCCTGAGTTCCGCGCCACTTGTAGTAGGATGGGCACACGCTGAAAGCATCAAGTTGATGCTTAGAAAGCCCGTCGAGCTTTCTGTACTGGTTCATTTCTAGGTCTAGGATTAGTTCTTTTTTCATTTCTTGTAGCTGTTGTTGGCTTGTAATGCTCCGCAACCGATGATGTTACCACCCTGATCGCGAATCAATTTTGACGGAGAGAGCAAGTCTGCTCGTTCCGGCAGGCATTCACGGATATACGAACTCACAACGTATAGCACGCCTTTTTTTGCAGGAGGCATATTGGATACGTCTCCCTGTGTGGAGAGCATGATTGGTATGCCCTCAACGGAGTCTACCTGCGAGAGGTACGAGTGGCTGCGCGGGATTGTGCCTGACGGCTCGATGTCGCCGTATCCGGTGATGTTAATTTTGTGCGGTGTTAAGTTGACTAATTTCATGTTTGATTATGTTTGCGATTACGTTTAGTACCCAAGTTGTTTTCCCTGATTTTGTTTCGCCACCAACGACGATCAAATCTGATTCGCGCATCGGTGTCATGTTATCAATCTCTGGAAAGCCAGTTCTGATTCTGGTGCTGTTGTCATCGCCAGTCTCATAGCGTGTAGTTGCCTCCATTAATTGAGCTTTAGTGTCAAGCACTTTAGGAGGAGCAATCTCATTTTGCACTCCTTCCGATACTGCCACTAGTCCCGTTAGGAACTCATTCAAGTCCCCGGATCGGATATCCGTCTGTGCGTTGTGCAATACTATCTGCATAGTCCTGCGCTTTGCTGCTGTACGGGTTAGCTCGATGAACTCACTAGCGAGCGACAAGATCGGACAAGCCGTGTACAAGTCACTCAACTGATAAAACTCCAGATGAGTATCTTTGCGTGCCAACTCGTAGATGACGCGGATGTCAGTCGCCTTACCTTGAGCCGCCTGCTGGAGGGTAATCTCTGCAATGTTTCGGAGCTGGATGTCGAAGATGTCAGCAACGCTAAAGGCTGCTTCGGTTATCTTTAGCAACGCCTCGTCCGGGTTGTTCAGGATGATGCTGACAAGTCCTTTCTCGGCCTCCTCTGCACGGCAGAACTCAAGATCTGGCGTTGGGTTACCACCCTTCTGTTTGCGTGTTTGCATTGCTCAATAAATTATCTGCTTTTTGGAAAACGCGAACTGGTTGTGCCGCCAACTTGCGAGCTTCATCGTCTTGATACTTCTTGGATCGCTTTAGCCATCCAGAAAGATACTTTCCGGTTCCTCCAAGTGTCTTCAACTTGTGCGTGTTTGTGAGTAGCCAGTTTTGAGCTTCGCGATACTGGGCAATGACAAACTCCTCGCCGTAAGCGGCAAGATGGTTTTGAACCAACAAGTCTGGTGGCGTGTAGTCATCTTTACCTTTGCACATGAATTTAAAATCAAACGCAATGGATCGCTCGGGTTTCCCCTTTTCCCCATCTTCCTTCCTTTCCCCCACACCCCCTATCCTACCATCTTCCCCCTTTTCCCCTTCCCCTTGCTGTAGGCTTTGCTTGAATGCATCGAGAATCTCAGGGCAAGTATCCTCAACCATTGCCTCGACTGAGGTGTAGCGTTTGCCTGTCGGTTCAAGATCCTTGTTCGACGGAAAGGTTGGCGAGGTCTTGTGCTTCCACATTGCATCCTCAAGATCCGTTGCTGGCTGAACAGGCGTTGGCTCATCAAACAAACGAACTACCTCGTCCTGCGTCTCTGTGGCCGTTTCTACCACAGGTTCGGGTGCTGGCTGATAAGGTACAGCGGACTGGATGGAAGCTGGCGTAGAATCGTCGATTGGAATATCGAGTTCGATCTTGGTGCCGCCTGAGGTGGTGATGCGAAGTTTAATCATTGGATGCGCCCTCCATGTCTGCCTTAACGAGTATGGTAATCTCAACCAACTTCTCGCGGACTTCCTCAAGTGACATAAATTTGATAGCGTCCCGAATAAGGCTCAACTCCTTGATGCCCTGCTGCTCGCCGCCCTGTAGCACACTGACAAACACGCCGTAGGTGAGTGCCATGATCTCCATAACGCCTACATCTCCCTTTGGAGTAGCAAGCCCGATTTTACCATCTTGGTGCCGGGTAATCAGTACCGCACTGGCAACGTCCTCCCCGATTTCTACTAAGTGTCTTTGTTTTTTCATTGTTTTTTCTTTGTTAAAGTGTGCGTTGCCGCTGTCGCACCCCAGCTAAACTGTGCAATCTTACAGCTCAGACATCCACTCATTTCTCAAAACATCCATGCCATCACGGAGGAGTGCAAAAAAGAGTGATGCATCCATCGTTACCTTCCAGCCGCTACGGCTTTTCTTGTGGGCAATGATGTACGGCTTAACGCCGCGATCCCGGTCAGCCTGTTCACAAGCCTGCTCAAGGTTGAGCCGCTCGACAAACTTAACCTCCATGTGAAGGGACTTAAGCTCATCGCAGATTACATCAGGTGACTCTGTGCCACCTGAGAACTGTTGGCCTCGACGGGCAGTGAAGCCCTCCTCGCGGAGGACATCACGCCACAGTCGTTCGCCCCTACACCCCTTCGCTCGGCTGTTGATCTTTTTTGGCATTGGCTTGATACTTGTGAATATCGCTTGCCTTAAACCTTACAGTACGAGGGCCGTACCGAAAGTGTGGGATTTTGTTTTCACGCGCCAATCGGAGGACGGTGTTTGTTTCTAGCCCTAGCTGCAAGGCTACCTCTTTGGTTTTGATGAGTCGTTCCATATTACCATCCAAGATCATCTTCGTCGTCCTTCTTTGCTGGTGCAGCAACCTTTGTCTCAGCCTTCTTCTCGGACTGCGGGAACTGCCTTGCCATGCCTGCGCGTTCGGCGCTGATGTACAGTGAAGTGGCAATAGCCTGAACATGCTCCGGGCTAAGAGCCTCAACTTGCTTTGCAACCCACTGTGCAGCATTAATGGCCTCAACCATGAGTTGAGCATTTTGGAAGATGAACGCCTTTGGGCTGGCAGCAGAGGGGGCCACAATGGGACTCTTGCTGGTTACAGCAGGATTTGGCCCCGTGCTTCCACCTTGCAACTGCAACTCAGCATCATTGAAGATCTGACCAGCTTTGCCAAGTTTGAGTTCGTTGCGCTTGTTGTACTCGCTGTACACTACATTCAGGCCATCAAGACCTTTCTTGGTAGCGGTTGAACGCACCGTAATCCGGCCACCCTTGTAATCGGAGAGGTCAACATCACTCCATGCGGCAAGACGGGATTCACCCGTGGAGTCGAACACCACCAAGTTGTAAGGTGCCTTTGGGCTTTTAGGAGGGTAAACAGCTTTTACCCCGAGTACCATTTCCGCGATTGCGGTGTTTGGCGCTAATTGTTCTAAGTCTTTGATTTGAGTCATTTTGTTGTTTTCTAGTTTACATCCTCACCATGAAGATGTGGAGCAAACCTAGCCGCAACAAAAGGACGCGCAAGACTTTTTTCTTACTTATCTGCGTTTTGCTGGTTTTGCGTGCTGCTTCTTTGCAGCTTCCTTCTGTACAGAGTACGCAATGGCAAGTGCCTGTTTGGTTGGCTTCCCAGCTCCCAGCTCGCGGCGAAGGTTCTCGGTGAAGGCTTTATCGGATGGAGATTTAACGAGCGGCATATTTCTTTTGGTATTTGGTTTGAGCCCTTTGCAGGGTGTCACGATAGTTGTTGTACAGTCCTTCGGCAGACAGCTTGCCAGCCGTTGTCACGACGTAAAGCTGGAAGTTGCCCTTTGGAGTACGGGTCACGATCATGTTCGATGGTAACCGAGGTTCATCAATTGGAGTGACAATATCTATAGCAGGTTCTGGTATAGATGTAGTTACATCAACTCTGACTGGCTCACGTTTTGGCATCTCAGCAGATTTCTTTGCAAGCTCTGCAAGGATTCTTGCCATTGACTCAGTGGGCTTGGTTCTAAGCAAATCGGGCCTATCAGCGGCTTGCTTTGCAAGTTCTCCCAAGATACGCGCCATCGCCTTTGTTGGGTTAGTCCCAAGCAAGTTGACAACCCGTGGAGAGATCACTTGCCTTACTGGCGCAGCTTCCCTTGGAAGACCAACAGCACTTAAAGCTTCAAAGCCAGCATATGTGCCGGGAGCAGTAGGTTTAGGCGTTGGGCCAAGATCTCTACGTACAAAAGAAGGAGCAACTTCAAGCCTTGCTATGGCCTCAAGTTCAACAGGGGCGACTTGTGCTCGCTTGTTTGGCTTCTTGCGGAGGATGTCTCGCGTTTCCTGAACGTCCAAGAATGGAACATCTCGCTTTGCAAGATAGCTTTCAGCATCTGCCTTAAATGCTGCTGCCTCTTGTTGCATGGATTGCCTCTTTGCCTGTTGTTGAGCAGCAATCTTTTCAAGTGCCTTCTGAGCAATGCCGTTTCTAGCTTCTGATGCATCCTTAAGGAACTGTTCTCTTTGTCCCTTCGATAGCTGAGAATACCCAGTGGTAGCTTCCATCTTGCGAAGCAAATCACTCTGAGCCTGCACTGCTGCCTGCTCTACAATGGACGGCTTAACCTTGCCCTTTGCACGCTGTGGTTCGGCTGTAGGTGAAGGCGTTTCTTTTTGTTTTGCCTGACCAGCAGCAGCAAGCCACTCAGTCATTATTCTGGTGGGAGCTTCCTCCTCGATACGGGCACGCATTGCCTTAGCTTCTTCAGCTCGACGAGCAATTGCAGCAGGACTTCTTGGTGAGAATCTAATGTCAGCTTGGTTGAGCTTTGTTTGAGCTTGGCTAAAGTCTTCATAGATTCCAGTCAAAGATCCATCTTTGCCGTATACCTTTGTTTTACCATTAGGCTGGATAAATGCTCTGCGCCCCGTTTCAGGATCAGTAACAACCGTCTTGTCTCCGAGTGTCTCGGATATGGAGGTTGATGGGCTGAAGTTAGATCTTTGATTTGGGACAAACCTTGCAAGGTCAACATTCACGTTGACTGGCATTCCATTAGGATCAGCGTAAAGCTGTACGTTACGGATACCATCGAGTCGAATGTCGTTCGATACACTCCTCTCGCGAGCCATCGCAGCCTGCCGAGCTTCACCCTTGACGTTATATGCCGTTACCTGCTGCTTTGGCAGTTCAGCAACAGAACCCATGAATGGTTCGTTGACTCTCTTCTCAGAAGGAAATGCCTTCCTTGGCTCAATGCCAGCAGACAAATGCAGTAGGTCACGAAGGATTGTTGCGCTTTCCTTGCTTGCCTGTGGAAACGCTGCTCTAAGTGCATCTACACCCGGAAGCGCCCCTGCTGCTGAATAGTTCTCGATGTGAGTCTTTACGATTGGAACAAGGTCTTTAAGCGTGTTGATACCAAACTGAGCCAGCGCACCATCAATCTTCTCCATTCCGGGAAGAAGCCTTTGATAGTTGATGACATCGTTCAGAAGACTGAGGTTGAACACCCCGGCAATCGGGCCACCCTTTGGGGTTTGTTGAATGCCAAGTGGCAAAAGGACTTGTTGTCCACTAACTGCGTAGCTTCGACCACTTGTCTCTTTTCCAATGTTCTTGTCGTAATCTACGACAATCAAACTTCCGTCTTTTGCGGCTTGATTAAAACGAGCAACAGCATCTCTGTTCTCTGGCGCAATCAACGGCTTCCCTTGGTGTGTCTGAATGCCAAACAAGCCTTCAAGCTGCTGATTGTCCAAGTACTTGCTATAAACAATCGGAGTGCCGGGCTTTATGCCAGTTGTTTGTCCAAAGTAAACACCAAGGCCACTCATCTCTGGATCGAAAACCTTTTCGCCAGTAATTTTGGCAAACTGTTGGAAGACCATGTTGTGATAGTCATCCTTGCCTAGTTCTGTCTTAGCCTTGCCTCTTGGCTTTACTCCAGTCTTGGTTGTTTCTTCTCCAGCCTTCGCGCCACTCTTCTGATCTACTGCATGGGTATCTTCGTACCGAGGTTCTGGGCGAGTGCCAGTTACCTGCGTGCCATCAGGCAGCTTATCGTTGATCTGTATGCCAGCCTCTTCTGCTGGAGACGGCTTCCGTGCCCTTTGCTTGATTGGTGCGCCGGGTCGATCAACTGGGAAGTAGCGTCCATCACCTTTATCAAAGTAAAGGATGGCATTCTTCATCTTCTGGGCAATACCAGAAAGAACAGGGTCATTGATTAACTTGCCATCTTTGTAGTAGAAGCCAGTAATCGGGTCGCGAGTTGGAGCTGAAGGCTGAAGATTAAGGCCAGAGTTGATCTCAAACAGTCCCTTGCGGATGATGTCTCCAATAAAGTTCTGATTGCCTCGGCCAACCTGCAAGACAGTTGGATCTTCATTCTTAAGGTATTCACCAACTCCGTTTGCTGCCCATTCTTCAGCTAGTGTGATTGCTGCTTGTTGCCGTACTTCTGGTGGAAGATTAACGTCCTTAGCAATGGCAAGTTCCCTGCCAAATCGAGCAGCAGCCTGCGGATTGCTCTGCACCTGAGTATCATAATATCGCTGACCAAGCTGAATAAGCGGATCAAGTGCAGCAGACAACCCTCCGCGATCTACAATCAAGTCAGAGATGATCTTCTTGCCAGCTTCACGGCCAACAAACGCATGAGTGACTTCCTCGACTGCACTTGCTGGGTTAATCTGATCGACGTTGATTAAGATGGTTGAGCGTTTACCGTCATACCCCGGAGTGATCCGCACTCCCTTGCCCATCGCTTCACCCGCGCCCCCTAACGATTCAGGAAGTGCAGTAGAGTCATTAATGAACCCAACGTCATTGCCAGAGAACTCTGCGCTTTTAAGGATTGCAAAGATGCGAGCCTTGTCCGTTGTGGACATGCCTTCTTTGTTGAGAAGGTTAATTCTGTTCTGAACATCAGGAACAGTGACTTCTGTATCACCAACAACAAAGCTGCGGTTCTCGGGGCGACCAGCAATATCCTTCGCCATCTCACGCACAAACGCACGGTTGCGTCCTGCTGGGCTGTATTCAATTGCTGCTGGGACTGTGCCTATTAATCCGCCAACTGCGGCCCCGGCAACTCCGCCTACTAGGGCTTGCTCTGCAATGTCTAAGCCAGTGTTAAACGGATCTGCGGCTGCTTGCACACCAGATATGCTAGCCCCGATAAGAGCACCATTAATACTTGAGTCTGCAATCTGACCGAAGGCACGCATTGCGTGATCTGACGGCAATACCTTGGCAACCGCTCTAAGTGTGGATTCTTTCGTTCCAGCTTCAGCGGCTTCCTTTAGACCTTGAGCAATCACTTCACTCGCTGCATCCGCGCCAACAATCTTGCCTGCCCACTTTAACGTGGACATACCTGCCTTAGCTAGTGCTGGTGCCTTTACAAGTCCAAGTCCAACTGCCGCCCCAAGTAATGGACTATCAGCTTCATAAGCTGCGGCTGTACCAATAACACCTGCGCCAATCTTGCCAGCGGTGCCAACCGTTGAACTGCCTAGCAGTTCTGCGCCAGTTGAGCCAACTTTATCTGCAACAGAAGATACTGCCCTGCGAACTAATCCAACAGTGCTTTGCTCTGCAATATCCTTAACAGTTTGAACGGCAGCTTCTTTGCCTATATTGCCAAGTAACTTGCCAAGCCCCGGCATCAGTACTGTGACATCTAGTACATTCTTGATCTTGTTTGCTTGAGCAGCAGCTTCAGGATCGAGCGGCAGGGTTCCGCCACCTCGTTTGTAGATCTCTTCCTGAGCCTGCATCTCTTTCAATGCAACATAAGCACCGTACTTGTCACCCGTGGACAAGTTAAACAACATTTTGCCTGTGTCCGCCAAAAGCTCAGTTCCGCGAATCCCTCCTTCAATAATAGATCCTACAGCATTGATCTGTTGCCTTGGTGTGTATCCAGTGTTGATGGCCATCACGCCAGACTGCCCAAGTGCCAATGCTCCCTCGTATAGTCCCTTAATTGCTTCAGGCAAAACATCCGAAAGCTTTGCCATCGTCCCGTTATCACCCTTGTCCCTGTATGCTCTTGCCTTCTGCATGTCCTCAGAAACTTTAAGTGCAAAATCAAAGTCTTCCTGACTTACAGGCGTCAACCCATTCAACATCTCTAGCCCAATGTTCTGGGCAGTCTTTGGAAACTGAGCGTCAAGGTCAGCCTGAAGATCATCTTCAAGGGCGTCTTGCTCTAGTCTAATCTGAATTGGCTTGCCGTCTTTTCCGTTGTGATACGGAAGCGTAATGATAGATCCAGCAGGGATAATCTTCTGGTTTGATACGGAAGCGTACTGTTCTGGAGCAGAATAACCCCCGTCAGCAGGGTAGTATCCAGAGGCTACTTGAGGCTGAGAAGGGTCTTGAGGCATCTTTATTGAGGGAGAAGAACTGTGAACTTAGTGCGAGGACGAGATGTTGGTGCCATTGTGCCACCAGACACTGTTCCGGGCTGAATGGCTCCAGCTTGCATAGTGCCAGACTGCATCGGGACTGTCGATCCTGCACCAGTGGAAAGAGTAAATGATCCAGTGTTTTGACCAAACCCTGATTTAGGAGTTTGCGCAATTTTGGCCATGTATTGAGAAAGTGGATCGTTAGCAATCGGTCTTGTTGCCCCCATTAATTCCGCATGATGAATGCCAATCTTCTTAACTACCTGTTCGCGTAGTTCTTTTTCTTTGGCCGTCATGTAATCTTTGTTAGCCTTTTGTGCAGTTTGATACCAAGCCTCTGGGTTTGAGCCAACAGAACTTACAAGTGTGCTTGTGAGATCAGATATAGCCTGATTCCTTTGCTTCTCTCCAGAACTTGAACTAGTTAGCTTTGATATTGTTGTGCCCAATATCTGACGCATGCTTCCACCCTGTGATGCAATCAACGCAGGATCGATAAGCGACTCTGCTTGACGGATAAACTCATCCCTTTGTTGCGCGTTAGGATTTACAGCATTTGAAAGATTTTGAGTAAGGCTTGTAATTGCATACCGTCTTGCCCCTTCCTTTAAGGCAGCAGCAGTTTCCATATCTCCAATTGCCTCGGCCTCTTTCATCTTAACAAGATCTTGCCCAAGAGTTTCTAGCTGTTGATTAAGAACATCAGCTACACGATACTTGTTTGCTATTTGGCCAAACCTTTCATTTGCCTGCTTGTAAGTATCTGTGTTCTCAAAAGGAGAAAGTTCAGCATCTGGGTACTTGCCTTTAATGATTGAAATCATCTCGGAAGCGCCTTTACTTTCTGGGGCAAGCGCAATCTTTGCAAGTTCAGCATCTCGCTCAACTCTCTTTCTTTGCGCGTTTAACTCCCATTGAATGCCAGCACCAGACTTAACAAAGTCAGGCAATTTAGAAACAGATTCAGTAGCCTGCAAGATGGCATCATCCCTACGTTTATCTATATCAGCAAGTCTATTATAGTAAGCCTGTTGCTGTTGTTTAACAATGGCCTCTTGTTGCTGTCTCTGTGCTAAGGCAGCTTTAATGTATGGATCGTCTAAAAGGTTTGATGCCATATTATTTTACTTCCCAACTGTACTTGGGTCTAAGATCAAGAGGTTGTGGACTAAATGCAGGCGTTGGAGCAGGAGTGTATGTAGGCATTGAAGTGCCACCAGACGCTCCAACACCCTTTCCAAGCAGCGCGTTTATTCCTGCCAGACTAGCTTCATTAGAGAACCGCTTGTCAATTAATCCTGATTCCGCTCCAGCTCTTGCGCCAACAAGCTTAAGCTGCTCCTGAAGCCCAAGGTTACTTTTCATTAGGCTTGGAATACCCATCTCATAAAACTGAATTTGAGCCGCTGGGCCGCCCATGTCTTTAGCTGCCTTGATGTAGCCCTTAGCAGTTTCTGCATTAATGCCAAGCGCCTTCTGCCCAAGTTCATTATTTAAGAATCCCTCATAGGCTTTAGCCTGAGACTGTTGTTGTTTATAGCCTGCATAAGCACTGGCTGCTGCGGTGATCCCTTGTGCAATACCAGCTCCCATCGCCTTGTATCCTTCACCATGAATACGTCCGACGTTAGCATAAGCGTCAGCAATGCCAGCGCCCATTAGGCTCATCGCCTGTGGTGCCGGGCCATTATAAAGTTCGCGAGGTTTAGCCATAAGATTTTCCCTTTAAAAGCTGATACTGATTAGTAATGTAAATGGCTTCTGCGCCTGAAGTGATTGCGTTAAACCAATTTCTTGCATTTTGCTTGACTGCCTCTTTAAATGCAAATGAATTCCACGTTTCATCCGTGGTTCCCGTTTCGGCCTGCCACCTCATAGCCGCCTCTTCAGAGTGAATTCCTAGGTTGTCCCACATTTTACTAGAGCAAGCCTCTACCTGCTGCGGTGTAGCCCCTATTCCAAGAGCCGTGGCAAATTCAGCAAAAAGCCAAGAATCCGTTGCCTCTTCTCTAAGCCGGGCAGTTTCCCATAATCGCTTGCCATCTTTGCCAGTGACATCTGCTGCTAATAGCGCAGTCAAGAAGACGCTACAGTCTGATTTGTCGTAGAGTCTATCCTCCTTTGCCGCTTTGGCTGCTTCGATGGCCGCTATGGCATCTAGCTGTTTTTGATCAACGTAGTTTTCCTTGAGAACATCAGCCTTAACTCCAATGACTGACTTGATCTTTTGCCAGCTTCTTTCCATGAAGAAGATGCCAGCACACGCTTTGATTATACTCGGATCTTCCCCCAAGGCTTTAACTGTAGCGCGAATATTGACTAGTGGAATAGACAACGGCACATATCCATCTTCGGCACAAGAATGAGCCAAGGCAACTTCTGAATCATCCAAACAAGTGTAGTCTTCATACCATTTTGCAATTACACCAACAGATTCCATTCCATATCTCTTGCACTCAGCGGCACGAAGTGCGCCAAGCGATCCTGCTCCAATAACTCGACATCCCTTCTCTATCGCAAACAAAATCTCTTTGTGCCAAGGAGCAAGATGTTGAGTGAAGTAACCATCAATCAAAATCAAGGTATCTGGGCCTTTAAGGACTTCAGTAGCAATATCACCCTGCTGGGCTGGCGGAAGAACTGTCAATCCAGACAAATCAAGCCCTCTTCCTGTTGGGCCTATGAATATTTTCATACTCGTCCTCCGTATTGAATGTGGTGATTAAAGTAACCCTCAAGCGTTGGTATCATAACCTTCACCACATTGCATGGATACTTGTGTCTAAACTCAATAATCAAGGGTTCTGGTATTTTGGCTTTGTCTAGCTTGTCTAGAATTGCGTGGATGTCGTCTTTAAAGGATGCGGTGCTGCAATCTTCGTGAGCCGTGCTGCTTGTCTCTTTGTCCCATGAAATCACTCTAGCCATGTGCTTCTGAGCATTGTCGCTTCTGTACTCTAAAAATCTTTCATGGTTGATGTCATCTCGACTTCCAGACATATAGACCAGCCTTGACTGCACCGCTTCACATATAGCCCGGCATTGAGCAACTTCTGGATCTAGGTGTGCGGCATATCCTCTGTAGGATTGCAGATCTTGCTCTGCATCGTAGATATACGCAGTGTATGTTGGAATTCCAATGTCACCAGTGCAGTCAAATAGAACTGGCATGATTGCGTTCGACCTTAATGTCTCAATCAAAGATCCCAGCGTGTTGTTTTTTACAGATTCAAGATTGACTCGTTTAAGCCATTTTTCGCTATGGAACGCACACTTAACCTGATCTCGTTCTATAACTTCGTACAACCCTCCAGCCAGCGCCTCCTCAAGTGTGTTGCCGCTACTCAAGCCATTGCTTGAAGAGTAAAAGCATCTTTCCAAGAAGTTATACTTCCAGTCACCGAAAGCCAAAGAAGCCACAGCATGAGGCACAATCTTTCTTTCTTTACTGTAAATTCCAGTAGCTTCACACCATTTAATCGGAACTAGTGTGTTGTATACTGCTCCATTTAAAAGCGGGAAACGCACCTCGGTCTTTGTGAGCCTGTGAATTGGCGCAGTAATAGACTCAAGGGCAGCAGTCTCTCCAACATGCCGTTCAAAGCCTTCCATGATTGCGCTACAAAGCGCAGCTTCTGGCGTAGCTCCTTTTCCTGAGTCTACGGAAAGATACTTTGCGTTTGGGCGGATGCACTGAGCAACCGGGATACCAACCCTATCCAGCCCTGTGATTTCACTAATCCTTGTAATGCCAGCCGCATCGAAATGCGGAGTCATTCGCGATATAGTTTCCCTTGGAGTACATGCTCGTTGTGCGCCTTCTAGTCGTATTTTTAGTGTGTCCATTTAAATTCAAGGCCCATTAAGATCAGCCCTCCAGCTGCCTTAGCAAGCACTGAATTTTTAATTTTCTCAGCAAGTTGCTCTCCATTTTTGCAGTACCAAGCAATAAACTTGTGCGAGGCGTGCTTTATCATGTTTGAACGGAACTTCATCCAACGGTTTGTCTTTGTTCCAAAGCAGGCTCTTGCAACCCAGCAACACGCAGCCGCTACCGCTGCGGCACTAGTAGCTGCACCTGCAATTGCTCCATACATTTGACTCTTACCAGCCCGTTCAGCCGCCCGTGCCTGTACTGTTCCTGCTGCATACTGCGATTGCGCGTTATACGCCCCGTAGATCGACCCCATGCCAGTTTGTGACTCAGGGTTGAAGTATTGCGGTCCAGCCTGCTGTTGACTCATCATTGCGTTCATGGCGGCCTGTCCACCAAAGGCGGTTGAGTACATAGGCTGTTGGTAGAACGAGGTCAGCGCAGGAGCAGCCTGCTGCTGGAAGTAGCCACCCAAGCCCGTGCCAAGGGCCACAAGTTGCTGTTCTCGGGCCTGACGTGCGTTGTAGCGGTTCATCACCTCGGCAAGGTTGGACTGTGCGCCAAGGGCTGTTCCACGAGTTGCGTAGCCTGCGCGTGTCTGCTGCTCGATTGAACGCTGCTCTTCTGGCGAAAGATTTGTTCCATTGGCCTGTAAGCCGCCGAGTTTCTGCTGGGCGTACTGTTGGAGTGCGCGGTTGATCCCGCCAACACCCTGCACATCCTGAAACGCTTGAACATATTCACCACCGCGCCCCCGCAAGCCGCGCAACTGCGCAGCCTGCTGACTCTTCATGTAATCCTCTTCTAGCTGCGAATACGCAGGCTGAAGCCCTCGATACATTTCCATTTGGCTAGCAGCAGCTTGCCTAGCAATCTGATCCTGTAAGGCCTGATACTTAGGCTGAAACTCGGCCTCCTTGGCGTAGACTTGTGGAGCTAAATCAATTTGCGCCTGCAAAATTGACCGCATTGACTCCTGATATTGAGGAGCTGCTGGCTGTTCGATAACTTGAGTTTTACCTCCGCCCATATAAAAGTCTTTCTAGTTTTTTAGGAGTTATCTGAACTGCATGGTCGCATTTCCATGCCCACAGTTGTGTGATTGGTGATTTACGAGCAAATCCTTGGTTGAACATTTCAACAACTGCTTCAGGTTCATTAGCCCATGCCAAGTGAATTGTCCAAACCCCATTTGGTTTTCGCCACTTCCAGTTGAAGTCACTGACTCCGGGGTGGATTGTAGCAATCCCCGTAATGATGCCGTTGCGGCGAGCCACATAAATACTGTCATGCACACCATAGAAGCTAAGATATCCGTCAACGTCATCTCGGGAAACTTGTCCAAGAAGCTGTAGATGATTTCGGCATTGTTCATATAGTGTATCGACAAGTTGTTCCCAGTCTTGGACTGTCATTAGGTTTTGACGATAAACATCAGGGCTACGTTGCGGGGGCGGGTTTCAGTGCCGCCTGTTGAACCTGTAATGCCAGATGAAGCATTTATATAATGCGTGTCACCTCCACTTGTAGTATCTGTTCCTTGCGTTGTTTGAACGTATGTGTGCGTATGCGGCTGGATGTCTTGACCCTGAAAAGACCGCACGTTGCGCCCCTGATCAACACCCTTCCCATGATCCCATCCACGAACAAACTCACCGCGCAAGTCGGGCACATTTGTGCCGTAAATTGCAATAAGGGCGGCAGATCCAGCCGTGGACTGCCCATTGCACTCTAGCCAGCCGAGCGGAGGCACCCCTCCACCCCACATTACAATTGTGCCTGACGGTACTCTAAGTGCAACTGCGCTGGCAGCTGCGCTGGCAGCCGTAGAGTCAACGTAGCCTTTACTGGCTGCTGTAGCGGATGTTGCTGGTGTGCTGTTATTCAGAATAAGCGACCCAGTCATGGTGCCACCTGTAAGCTGCACAAAAACGGCAGAAAACAACGTCCTTATACTTTCAAGCGTATATTTAAAAAGCGATCCTGTACGTTCAGCGATAACAAAATCGCCCACTTGTGGAGTGGATGAGTTTTGAGCTGAAATGGCACCGGGCAACAATACAGCCTGATCAACGTGGTCGTTGAGGTTGTTAGCAGTAACCTGCGAGTTCGCCGCTGGAAAGTCTGCGTAAGTTGTTCCCTTTTGAATTTGTTGAGCTGGCATAAGGTTATTCCTGCGAGATCATTGGTCTATTAGCGGCTATAGCATAAACAGCCGTACTTTTCAAGGATGGTCTTCCAACAACAAAATTTACAGTACAGGCAATTGACGTTCCTCGGGCTGCAATGCGTGGGCGCAACGTGCCATCCGTAGTGCCACTAAAACTGTACTTTAACACTGTTTCAGTAGAGTCTGGATCGTAAGTGGTTGCATCAATCTGCACAAAATCATTTTGTACGTTATTGAAGGTAAATTCTCCTCGGCTAAACCGTTTTTCAGAAGTTCCACCAAACGCATACTCTCTAGTCTTTATAGATGCAGGAATATGAATAAAGTTTTGAGTAGTAGCAATTGTGGATTCAGTCTTAACTGGCTCGCCATTTGGCTGAAGAGATGCAGGAAACAAGTTAAATGGCAATAATGGCGTTACATCAGATGTGTTAAACTCGTCGCCTTCAACTTGTTCTTCAGTTAAAAACACGCCACCATATTGAGTTGATCCAGCAAAGTTAGTGATAATCATTAACCTGCGCTGATTGATATACGCAGACAAGATAAAGTTATCTTGGAACAAACCAGTCGGATAATAGTCAATTGACTCCCACGCTTGGTTAAGCGTGTTGTAGACTAGGATCTTATCGTTCCTCGTCGCCGTGCCAGTAGGCATGGCAATGTAGAAGCGGTTGTTAAAGTAGGTCGCAACCGAGTTTTGAACGGCGTTGTAGTTTACGGTGTCAAAGAAGTCTGCAATTGGCTCACTGAGCGGCAGCGTGTTGCCTAGCAGCTTCAGGTCAAGCTGAGGTGTCAGCATGTGTACACCGTTGGCAGACAAGAAAAAGACAAACTGACCAGCAGCCACAATTGAACGTCTAGCCAGACAGCCAATCTCAGTTGTTACCACAGTTGTGCTGCTCTGCGCTCCGGGCGGAGAGCCAATGTCAAAGTTGTTGGTATCAACGTAGACAACGTAAACACTCTTAGTCATGAAGACCAAGAACTGGTCCTGCACCCACGGCAACACCCCCACAATCGAGTCGTTCCCGCCAGT